GCACCTTTAGTAGTGTAACCATTACCATTAGCTACTTCGTTAGCTGTAATATAAGTTGTTGTTGATTTATTTAATGTTGCTGAACTTGTGTATAAAGCCAGTCTAAAAGTATTTCCACCATTTGTAAAATTGTGGATTGCTGTTAAAATCTGTGTTTTAAAACTGTTGCAAACTGCTGATGTTATTGCCATAATTTTTTTCTCCTAGTTTAGGGTGACGGTGATTTGACTGGGATTCTAACTGTTCCATCCGTGTAGTCATCTCGTCTTCTTCTACCTAATTGTACTCCTGCAAACTTTTGTATCTCTTGTTTATACTTTTGCTCATATAATGTCAACATATCCGTTGGACCTTTTAAAAATCCATAAGCTTCAGCTAAACAGGCATATAATAAGCCTTGTGAAAAGTAAGTGCTAATATAAGTATTAGAATTACCATCGTTCCCTGATCCCAGACCCACGGGCATTTTGTTATAATATATTCTAAATTTATAGGCTTGATCCGGTGTAGGAGCAAAATACATGGCTCCTGAAGTTGTGTCCGTGCTTCCTGTAGCACCACCAAACATAGCGTAATACTTAGGTTTGCCTGTTACAACTGTTCCAGTTGTTCCAAAGCCTCCAGGTCCTGTTTTTCTGTCTAAATACTCTGTTAGATAAGTTTGATCTTTTTTCTCTAACCACTGACCAGGGCCAGTTGTTGCAGCTGTTGAATCAAATACTTCTATTCCTCTAATAAATAAAGCTCCTGCTGGAGCATTAATAGAATTATTGTTTGCTGATAAAGTTCCTTCTTGTACAAATCTATCTGAGTCCATAGGCACATCATAGAAAATTCTATTCTCTGCAGCCATGATAATACCATCAACAATAGTTGTTGTTAAAACATTAACATCAACTTCAGTATAATCTCTTATAGCTGTGACTAATGTTGCATATGTGTATTTAGAAATTCCACTCATAATTAAGCTCTATCATTTAAGGGTCCGATTGTACATTGAAAACCGCCCCCTGTTTCTGTTGACGTTGCATTACCTGCTAATGTAACATTTACACCATCAAACTGAGTTATAAATTCAGGTTGACCAGTGCCTTGAACTTGTGATTCATTTAAAGAAATAACTCTATAAGCACCAAAAACTTTAGCTCCGATAGGATGAGTAGTAGCTCCTGTTTGTGTAGGTGATGATCCTCTGTAAGGAGCAGATGTCCCTCTAGTACAGCCTGTAAGATTATCTCCAGCTCTTCCGGTATATTCAATAACTTCATTTTCAAATAAACCTGAAACTGCATTTACTTTTTCAATCATAAGAAAACCAGTAGTTGGAAAATGTGTTCCTGTTTGTACTGTAATTGTTGTGTCAGCAGCTGTAGCCGCTGTATCTAAAGTTGTAGATAATTCTAATGCAGGACCTGCAGCACCAGTAACAACTGGTACTCCTCCTACTGGAGATTTTATATTTCTAAGTCTAACAAAATCATTAATTTGTAATGCTCCGTTTGGAAAATCTATTTTTAAATTTGTGTTTGCAGCTGTAGTAGTAATTGGATTTAAAGGTAAAAAATCTTCTGTTGGAAATTCTGTTCGTGCAGGTCTAGCTTTTTCTAAACCTTGAGGATCAGCACTAACGGGTGTAGGATCAAGTTGTGGTTGTTTAGGTTCAAATTCTGAAAAATGAACAAATGCACCATTCCATTCTGTAACCATTTCATTATATGGAAATGCCATACCCGATCTATCTGAGATAGCTAATGCGTATTTTCCTGATGAGAATGCTGTCATTATACTCCTGGGTAATATGTTTTAGGTGCTATAAATGTACTAGATGAAGAACCATCTTCTGCCAGTGCTCTTTTTAATTCATCTTCGTAATAAAGTTTTAATTCTTGAGTTCTTTGTGGTGCATATTTTTGTGATAAATAGAAAGCTAGACCTGCTGTCATACAAGGTACAAATCTATAAGGCACATCACTAGCGTTAGAATAAACTCCTGCGTCTTGTATTCTTTTTTGATAATAAAAATTAATATGATGACCCGCTTGTGAAGCTCCTGGTGTTAAATACAAAGTCATCGTAACTCTATCAATAAATCTTTCTACAAAATATTGAGTTGGTGTTCCTGTATCTGTTTTATTAGCTAGAGCTTGATACTGTGATCTGCTTCTTTTTGTTAAGGGTGCATCAACATTAGAAGCATTTCTATAACTAGCCTCTAAAATATCATCCATACCACTTATAAATTGATTTACTGCTGCGCCGTTATTATGTGTTGCCGCTGTAGTTCCATTAACTCCTCTTACTACTCCCGTTAATTCTGTTCCAGAAATACCGTGATAAGCTATCTGTTCATTGTCTACAATAATTAAACTAAGACCTGATGTAGGAAGGTTTGCAATTGATGTTAAAGTTATTCCCGTTGTAGCTGTTGTAGAAACTATAGCTGCCGATAGAGTTGTACTTATTCTACTTGTTTGTGTTCCATCAGTTGTTTCACGAAAAA